ATTGTGCGTTCTCAATTGTATGTAGTGAATCCACGACCTAAGTGTACCGTGCATGTATAAAGTAGTTGGCGTACACAAAGGAAGGATTCGACGAGCCGTTTCTTTCGCTACGCCCTGTGCAAGCATTGCCTCGTATACGCCATACGCTCTCCCAATGATGTTTCCCGCCGCAGAGCGAAAGCGCATTTCGTCGTCTTCGGGCAAATCATCAAAGCTGTTTTGACGATTCTTTGTATCTTGCCGCCGGAACTGAGGAATTTCAGCGGTTGAAGTTTGCGAATAACGAGTAGACAGTTCTTGATAGCTGAATGAACGATGTCGAATAATTTGAGCCGCAATATCCCGCTCGGTGTTAATTTTGACGCACATACTCGCCATTTCAAACGGCGAATAATGCTTGTGTTTCAGTAAATAGCGAAGTAACTTGGGACCAGTTTCCCAGTTGTCTTCATTCGCCTGATTGCTTACACGGGCCATCTTGACGATTAGGCGCTCAGCATCAGGCGTGCAATGGACAAGCTCAACCCTCATCTTTAGCCCTCTCTCTTTCAATAAAGCGTTGAGTCAAAACGTACTGTGCAAATGCGACATGAGATGCAGCGCTTTGCTTGTTTGCGGGCGCCATAGGAAAAGAGTCTTTCCAGTATTTCTGAAAAAGCTCTTCAAGAGAAATGTTGTCAGACATTGCCGCTCTCCTCTTTGTTCATGTACTTTTCAGCGAGCCCGGTATAAAGACGATGCAATGGATGACTTGCATCATCTCGCCCGTCCTTTTTGTACCAGGCTTCAAGACGTGCTTGCTTTTTGTCTTCTTCGATGTGATCAATAATCATGTCAGTGAGGGTTGAGTTTTTCGATCCATTGAGCCGCCTGAGCGCATCGCCACCCATAGCAGGCAGCGACACGCACCAGTGCCCTCAGGTTGGCCGAGAGCGAGGCTTCGGAGTTCCAGACTGATTCGATGACCTGATCGACTTCGGCATCAGTCATGGGGCGTCAGAAGCACTGCCTGACCGTAATAGGGAGCGAAGCGACTGTTCATCAGCAGATGACGAGCTTCAATCTCTGAGAGGGCGCGGATGGGATGGAAGACGTTCAGGCTGGGGATGTGGAAGAGGAAGCGCTTGAGAGTCATTTTCTGTGTGTTGCTGATTGTGATGAGCAACATAGATGATTTGCTCATGAAAGATAAAGGCAAAAGCTGTCGTTGCAATGCAAAAACAGATTGCGTTTGTGATTTTGTCGCGAATGTTCATTGCACGAGATCCGTGAGTACGGGCGGCCTGTAGCTTGGCCCCTTGAGCACCTTTCCGTCTGCTCGACGCACAACATTTCCGTTTTCGTCAAGCTTGCTCATATTGCTTTGAAAAACCCTCCTCATCGCCTCGTCAAGATCCCAGCCGAGATACTCCGCCATTTGATAGCAGACAAACACAACGTCTGACAGCTCTTTGAGAAGATCCTCCCTTGCTGCAACTGCGCCCCTGTTCGCTTCATAGGCAAAGGCGGCCTGAGTCACTTCACGCGACTCTTCCTGTATCAGAGAAAGCTGCATGTAGAACGTATCGCTATTCCAGTCGTTCCCGCACTGAAAAGCAGAACGAAATGCAGCGGCTTGACTTTGAAGAATTCCCATTGACTGAAGTGCAAAAGAAAGGCCCCACCGAAGCGGGGCCGAGTGATCAATCGGCTCGGATCACAGATCGAGATCGTCGCTCTCGCCTTCGTCTGCGGCCTCTGCGCCAGCCTCAAGGGCGGTCAGGATGATCTTGCCTTCCTCGGCAACCACCTGCACCTTGGAGCCCGGCTCGAAGCCAGCGATGCTGCTGTGGCGATTGCCCACAACGCAGTTGCCGGTCTTGCCCACGGTGATCACGGGCTGACGGCCACGACGGGCGGTGTAGGAGCGACGGTTGGACGGAGGGGCATAGCCAGTGCTTGCCTCGGTCATCGCCTTGAAGAAGGCGGGCTTGTGATAACGAGTTTCGCTTTCGCCGCTTTCGTTATCAGTTACGAGAGTGTAGTAACCAGTTGCAAAAAGAACTTCCTCAATGGGATCTTCTTTGTGCGCGGCAACATAGTCAAGCAGAGCCTGACCACTCATCTTGTCGCCTTTGACTTTGGTTTTACCGGCTTCAGGAGCTTCGGTTTCTTCGAGTTCGGGAGCGAGGGTTGCGGGTGCCATTTCGGAATCAACAGGATCTAGGGCTTCTGTGCCCCGTTTTTTGCGGGCCATTACGGCGGATGTGGTTGACCGATGCAAAGTAACACGGCAACCGGGCTTTTGCAAGTAACCCCGTTAGGGGGCAAATACAAAGGCCGCCCCGCCTGCCGCTGCTTCACTTAGGCGTGTCACTGTCACGTGAACACCAGGAACGCCATCAGGCTTGCAAAAAAGCTTGATGGATGAAGCGGCAACGATTAAGGCGTCGTCATCGTAACATATTTTTGTAAGAGCGTCACCACAGGCGCGTAACAGTTTGTCTGCATCGCCCGCCTTGCTGTGAAAGATGGGCGCATTGCTCTTCAGCTCGCCCCTGGCGTTGAAGTGGGCTCTCGGGCGAGGCATGTAGAACAGGGCGTGAAGGGCGTAGATCCCGTCCATGCGCCACATGTTCGGACGCATGATCAGAGCCACCTTCCCGATGCTGCTACGCCACTGATGCAGCCCTTTTGACTGCTCGACCATCGCCACTGCTACGCGCTGCTTGCCATTCGCATCGGTCCAGGTCCGGCCAAAAGCGCTCTTGGAACCCTGGGTCTCAGGTTTGCCGGCGACGAAGAAGGAAAAGCTCTGCTCGGCGCAGTCTTCAAAGTTGTTTAGCAGGTTCAGCGTCACTTGATTGCTGATCCTCTTTGTAAAGCTCGATCAATCTAGCGATGATCACGCGAACTTGATACTTGTCAAATCTTTCGTAAAGCTTTTCTGCAATTTTTCGACAACCCTCAGCGGATGCAAAACGTAAATGCCTGATTGGCTTAAGCTTTTCTGATCTATTTCGTAACAGGTAGTGATCACAGCAATCAAATACATCCTTGAATTTCCTTCCTGCGCCAACGTCTTTCAATAAATGCGGATAATCAAAATACAGCATTCGCAATAAACGAAATGCTTCGTTTCTTTTCATTTGCTGCATTCGCGGCATGTAGCGAATACACGTCCTTAATCGCTTAAACTCAAAGTATTCACTAGGAAAATTAAAGCGCTCATCTTCATTGCTGAGCCAAGTGATAAATTTAGATGCGTATTGAGTTTGCGTTTTATCTTGTATCGCTACTTTTGCGCAGTTTGCAAGAAATAGATTGATGCTTTTGGGCGACAAGCCAAGCCCGTAGGTACAATTATAGAAAAAATCAATAATACCTTTTAACTTTGCATCTTTATTTGAAAGCGTCTTATATCCTAGGTATGTTTTTCTGCTCATTATTTTGCACATCACGACGAAAAACGGCTCTGAATACTGCCCGTTCATCACAGTTGATAGATGCAGTCGTGCCTCTGCGACGAGACGTGCATCATAAAAAATGTCGTCTTTAGAGCCCCGCATCTGCAATAGCTAGATCAATTTTTGCGCGAAACTCTTCAAGAGTTCCAGTGTTTTCGATGATCCTATCAAAGTTGTCGCAGTTATCTAGTGCGCCCTCTGACACGTGCGACCAATCATGACCTGCCGATGGGCGCACAATCTTCCAGAGTTCACCGCCAAGACTTTTGATGGCATCAGCTTCATTTGGAAAGCGAACGTCATCGGCAATAACTTTGTCAAACATTGATGCTCGTGCTTTCCATGCACGAATCCAGACATCATCGCATACAAAGTTGCGCCCCCATTCCGTTCCAAGTGTTTGCAGTAGATAACGACAGCTTGCGTTAATTTCAGGTATTACTACCGCTTTATCAACCCAAGAGAGTCTTACGGCTTGATCTTTTTCGTAGCCAAAGCTAATTAAAAATTCGGAGATCATTCTTTTCAGCGGCTCCGCAAAGCTAACAGGTTGATAGCCGCGATGCGCCAATACTGTCGCCGCAAGTGTTTTGCCTGACTGAGGGGCGGGACTGTAAATACCAATCAGCTTTTGAGGCATTGCAATACTGCGTGCATCTCAGGATACAAGAAAACCCCCTTCCGGGGGCTCTCCAGCTTGGACTTACGAGCAATTTGTCTTAGTGAGGTCCAGAAGCCCATAGCAGGCTGGAACCGCCTCACTCCGCGATCAGACCCCAAAACGTTGCGAACGCCGTGACTGGAACGACTACCGCCTGGCCCGAGCAGTAGCAGTGTTGGCGAGGGGGAGACAAAAACAGCAAGGACAGGGATAAGCACATGCTGTGCTCAGCCAAGAGATCAGAAAGCTACGTCGTCTTCAGAGATAGAAGATGATTTGCGCTTCTCGGAATAACGCTCTTCACCAGGGCCGCTATTTTCAGGAATAGTGAAATGCCAACCATCCATGTAAACAGCGTAGTAAGGGGTGCCATCCTTTTTGGACTCCTTTTGAATGATGTTTTTAATCATTCCAGTGATAGTGATCTGGCGACCATCCTGATTGATATAGCGCTGTGCCAGCTCAATCTTTTTGCCATACCAGACGGCGTTCACAAAGTAAACCTGCTTTCCGTTGCCAGATTTACAGCGAATAGAAACAGTTGCAGTTTTACCGTAATCGCTTTCTTTGATTTGCAGTTCTCCAGTCGTGTAGCCAGTTGCAGTAAGAATCATGATCCAGTGAGCCGAGGAAAAGTGGTGTTTTCGAGAGAGCAGTAAGCCTTAAAGCGCTCGATGAACTCTTGCGCTGCAGCTTTCAGCTCCTGTTTGTTAAGGACGTGAATGTGTGGCTCACGCCAGTCGTAACAAATACAGATTACACCCTGGGTAATCTCAGTGTCAAGCTCTCCGCGCTTAACAGCAAGGTTGTGCGCAAGCGCGTAAGCCCCAATTTGAATCTCAGCCTCTTTGTAATGAGATATTGATTTTGGTTTCTTTTTTACGCCCTCTTCTTTGTAAGAGCGCACAGTTTTCCAGTCCCAGATGCTGTATTCGTTATCCCAGAAAAGCCTTGCATCGGCTGTGCCTGCATAGCCAAGATGACAAAATAGACGCTCTTCAATTAGAAAAGATGGATGGCTGATTCCATTCTTAAAGTTATCTTTTTTGATAATGTCAAGCACGGGCGAAAGATAGGTGATGTACTCAGCAATGTTGTATGCAATAATTTCATCCATACTCGCATGATCCATTTCATGCTTATTGCAGTCGCCAAAAAGCGCAAGCTCTACCTCTGAATGAATAATTGTTCCTCTTCGCTGCGCACGTTCCATGATGTCTTGCCAATTTGGCTCCATTTGTCGCCAAATCTCAAGACCTTTTAATTTGTTCGGATTGAACAGCTCAGCAGTCCTACCAAGAACTGAACTGACTGAGACGTAATCGTGATCGTCTTTTTCGTAAAACCCTGATTTCGGGTGGGCCATGTTTTCTGTTGTGTAGTTGGATGACTATTGTACTACTAAATTTGTCCCCTGAACCATTTGCGTTTGCTCTGAAACCATTCGGCAAGTGTGATGGGATCCTGAGGGCCGACGAGATGATCGCTTGGATCCGGTTCGCCAAGCCCCATTACCTGACAGAAGCCATCGAGTGAGTCTTGATCTGATTCGCCGTTAATTGCAATGTCACGCGCCTTGCGAAGCTGAGAATCAACACTTGGATTGCGAGTAGCAAGTTTTTGTATCCAGGAGATGTCGGAGAGTTGCACTTCTGCGCCCTGGGCAATCCTGTCGCAAATGAACTCAACCCGCTGACGCATTTGTGTTGAAAGCATTAGGCGATAGCGAGTTGCCCTAGATGCTAGATCCTGTCCGAGCTTATGCAAGGGGTGGAGCGCTTGTGCCTGGCAAAAATTCTGTTCGCTACTTTTCTCCAGTCGATTTTCACCTTTTGCGATGTTGGCCAAAAGACTTCACCGTTGAGCGCAATAATTTCAGCGTGCTGAATAGTCGCAAATCTGTGATTGCACGATTTACAAGATCTGATTCGATACCAATCTCCTTCGCGTGATCTGACTGTTCTGACGACTTTGAGATTGTCGCTTGTGCAATTTGGGCATTGAAGACCGCTAGCTGCAAATGACATTACTTTTCCGAGCAAAAAAGCCCATTTGTAATTGCATGAGGTCCAATGATTCTGAGAGCAGCTTTGTCATAAGCGATTGCAGCTTCCTCTTCTGTTTCATATCCGCCCAAGTAATAGCGGGATCCCTGGTATGTCAGGGCTGCACGCCAGGGAAGACCGGTTTTTGATTTTGAGACACCTCTGTACTGACTGCTTGCATTTTTAGGGCGTGGACGAGAAGCCAGGGTTTCATAGATTTCCCTGTCGGATTTCTTTGAAAATAGATACGGCACCGAGAGAAGAGAGACTAATGTGTGAGCCAGATTGTGACTATAAGCATTCCGCCAAGCCAGGTAAGGCCGAACACGACGACAGGGGGTAAGTTGCGCATCAGCGGTTCCCCCGGCGGGCGAGAACGGCGCGGGCGCGACTACGCAAATCCATTAAACAAGATGTGCCGCTATACTCATCTTCTACTATTTCAAAAAGCTCAGCGCACAGCGCACGAAAGTTAGTCATTGCAAGTGTCCAAATAAAGATCATTGAGCATCACGCCAAACGCTGAAATTGCTGGGTATTTAGCGTGAAAGTCCGCTGCCGCTTTATCGTTAAGGCACCTCACCCCGTTTTCCAAGTCAGATTGAATGGCGTCGCACCATGCGTCGGATAATTGCTCAAGCAACTTACTGGCCGCCTGAGCGGCAGGAGAGAGGTCAGTCATCGAGTTGCTCCAGTGCGCGGCGGATGGTATCCCAGTCCTTGGGCGATGGCCGCCATCCGTCTTCGTGCTGCTCAACCAGTGCAAGCGCCTGCTCCTTCAAGCTCGGCGGCCTTGGACGGCGATAGTTGTAGAACTCAGTTACGTCTTCCTCTTCCCACTGAGCACATTGCTTGAGGTAGTTTCCACAAGCCAGCAGCTCCTGGTCTGCGCCCCATTGGGTGGCTTCGGCAGCAACCTTGTACGGCCAGTCAGCACCTACTCTGGAAGATTCCGCAAACCACTGCTCCACCAGTTCGGGTGGTGGTGTAAGTTTTGGTTCAGTCATTGCATGCCTCCTCTCTAAGTTCAGTTGTAATCCAATCAATCTGGGGGCCAAACTCCTCCTCCAACCATATTGCCACTTCCCGAATCGCAGCGCGTGCTTCCGGTTGGCCAGTAGTTTTCGAACGTGCGTATTCAACGTAGATAGCGTGTTGAACCCGGTTCACTAACGAGTCGTAATCAGTCATTACCATCCTCTCGAACAACTACAAAGTGGCGTTGCGCCTCAGCGGGCAACTGGTCGTAAATCTTTTGCTCGTTGCGCAGAGAGTTATTCCACGCTTGAATCATTAGTAAGTACATACAGAGGGAGAGTTCGTAGGTGGTGATGTCGGGTTGTGGGCGATACTTGAAACTTCGTCCATCTTCAAGCGCCTCTTGCAGGGAAGTATCCCCGAAGAAGTGGGCGAAGAAGTTGGCTGTGGCGTGGTCGGTGTCTGTCATTGGCGCCCCCAACGAGCAAGTACGGCACGCAGCGCGTATGCCTGAGCGGCAGGACCTTGGCGGTTCTCGCAGGCGTAATACGCGGTGCGATATGCCTCGCAAAGTTCTTTATCTGTCGGCTCAGGAGTGCTTACGAGCACCCACTCTTCCCCATTCCACATTTCGATGAGAGAGTTGCTCGGTTCGCCTTGCCACCGTAACTCTCCATAATAGGGTTTCTCAGTCATTCGTCGTCGGAGTAGTTTGGGTAGTTGAATAGTTTGCTGATTCGTTCGAACTCAATGTCGAACTGCTCGGCCATCTCGAAAGGGTGGCTGTCGCTCCGTTCTGCCAAGTCCGCTAGTTCAAGATTCGTCACCTCGCTGAGCTTCTCGAGAATGAAGCAGCGAAGGGCTCGCTTGTGTTCGAGTTTCACTTGGTACTCTCCGTGTTTAACGCAACAAACGCATCGCGGAAACCTTCCCAACGCATTGCGTATTCGCCAGTACCGTACTCACCGTACTTCTCGTAGTAGGCTTGGAGGGCCGGAGACAACCCATACTTGACACAATGGTCATCGTAGAGTTCTGTGATTTTCTTCTCGATGCCTTCGAAGAGTTTGATGTCCTCTGGATTCTCAGCGGAATGACCAGGGCAAAGGCTCTCGTGGTTATCAACGATGACATCAAGGCACTCGTTCAAGAACGCAACCTCATCCTCAGTCAGCTTCAGAGTGATTTCACCTTGCTCGTAGCTTGGTTTGTTTTCCTCCAGAGCTTCGTCAAGTTCCTCATCAGTCATGATGGGACCAACGGTCTCCATGTAACTTGCCACTTTCTTACTTTGCTCTTTGATGTTTCCTTTGAGTTCCTGGATGCCTTTACCTAAATATCCCCAGTCTCTAACTTCAGTGACTGGTTTCTTCTGGTCACAAACGTCGCAGGTGCCTTCCCATACACTTGAGCACCCAACGGAATACTTGCCGTATTTCTCGCCGCAATCGCGGCAAACGACATCGGCTTGGAGTAGTTTAGTTAGAAGTGTCATCGTTCTTGTTCTTGGTTCTGAGTGTAATAATAGGGGAACAACTCTCGCAGTAAAGTGTCACAGGCGTTATACGCCTTGCCTCCGATCTTGCAGCTTTCGATCTGATAGCGACGGAGGAGTTGGTAGAGAGTGCGGTATTCTTCAGGAGTCATTCCGGTAGCGCCTCCAGGGCGCGGCGAATGATGTCGCTGTCGCCAAGCTTGTCAGTTCCAGCATCAATAGCATTGATTGCCATTAGCGCCTGCTCCTTCAAGCTCGGCGGCTTCGGGCGGCGGGCGGCGCGGAGTCTGCCAGGCATAAGCCACCCGTCTCCCAGATTGCGGTTGTTGGGTACGTCGAGCCACTCACAGCATGCCTCCAATTCCTGGTCGGCGCCCCACTGAGCAGCACGGTCAACAAGAAACCGATCCGATTCGCTCACGGCCGACAGCCAGTGATTTTCGTTAGCCCCGTGGTGCTCGCATAGCCACTGCTGCACCAGCTCCGGCGGTGGGGTTAGATCCTCGATTGGCTGCAGATCCGCACTCGCTTGGCGCAATTCATCCATGGGGCTGGTCATCGTTCTTCTAATTTGGCGATCATTAGAAGTTGGCTGGGAGTTGGCCGTCTGCTCCGCCAACGCGCAGTAGCTGGTGCCTTCGTCGCTAGTGACGATATGGGGGCAATGTCCCCACCTCTCAAGGACTGCACGGGCAAAGGTGACCATGCCGTCATCCTCGGCAGGCAGGGAGTCATACAGCTCGATAATCTCCATCACTGTGGGACGGGTCACTCGGCACCCTCCAACTCTTCCTGAGATTGCAGGTAGCTCCATGGTGCAGCAATCATTTCAATTTCATCTGGCGTAAAGGTTGGCTCGTCTGTACCCTTCAGCACCGGCGCTTGGCTGATCAGGTGCAGCAAGGTGTCCCGCTGCCGGCGACGGGATTCAATGCAAGCCGCCCAAGCCGCCCTAGCCGCCCAAGTCGCCGCCCAAGTCGCCGCCCAAGCCGCCT